TTACAAGAGCGCGAACTACACCGTCGGTTTTGCCGGCGACTGGTCGCAGGCAATCTGGGGCACGGTCGAAGATGTTCAGGTCAAGATTTCTGACCAGGCCACTTTGACTGTCGGCGAAAACACCGTCAACCTCTTCCAGCAGAACATGTTTGCCGTTCTCGCTGAAATCGAGGTCGGTTTCATCGTCGCAGACGAAGACGCTTTCGTCCGTCTCATCAACGACTAATAATCGTTCGGGGAGGGGGCACAAGTTGCCTCCTCCCTTTCACCCCGCAAACGCCAAAACTTTGAGAGGTAACAATGGCAAACTGGACTACTCCTAGCGACGTCATTTCACGTTGGATTGGACCAAATCCTCCGACCGATGAAACGCTTCTCGAGGCTTTGATTGTCGATGCGGAAACCGTTATTCTTGCAGAATTCCCTGGAATTCAAGCGCGAATTGACGACGAAACTTTGAGCGAGGATGTTGTCAAACTCGTTACTGTTCGAATGGTTACAAGAATTTTGCGTAACCCAGAGAACGCAAGTTATCTGCAGCAAAACACCGGTCCTTTTGGACAAGCGCGAAACTTTGGAGACTTTGTCGACATTTGGATGACGACAGAAGAACGTACAATGATTGCGCCAGCTATTCGCGGCAAAGCTTTCAGCGTTGACTTGGCTCCGAACTCTGCTGCTCCGACCGCTGACGCATTGACTGTTACATGGGACCCAATCTGGAGGTCTATGTGATTATTCGCGGAAACGAAACTATCACGATTCGACGTAAGTCGAGTTCTAGTTTTGACCAGCACGGTTTACCTGTTGTCACCGAGACTTCTATCGAAGTTGACAATTGCTTGTTCTGGTACGGTTCAAGTAACGAACCGGTTGAAGTGATGCGCGACCCGATTGACGGTCAACTTGTTTTATGTTTTCCAGAAGGAACTGAAATACTTGACACAGATGAATTCATTGTTCAAGGTCAGTCGTGGTTGAAAGACGGAATTGTTGTTGAGTATCCACAACTTTGGCCTGGTTTTGTTCCTGGAATTATCGTGAATGTGAGGCGTCGAGATGGCTAGCGTAAAAGTGCAAGTTGACGCCGACGCGTTGCGTATCTTTATCCAGAAAAATAAACCAATCCGAGATTTGCTTTACAACGTCGGAGCCGCGGTTCAATCAAATGCAGAATCAACTGCGTCTGAAGCTGAAAAAGGTCCAGGCGGAACAATTTATTCTTACGCGTCCGCAGGTTTTTCCGTGTTATTCGACATGGGCAAAAAAATACCACGAGTCATAGTCAAATCAAACGCCGACCCGGAACAAGCGACTAGAGCTTTCTGGTACACGCAAAAAGAATTTGGCGTGGCGCACTTGCGACAAGCACTTTATTCAGAAACGAATCGAGGTTGATTATGGCAATTATTTTTCCAGACCTTGAACCGCTCATCGTTTCTCACATTTCATCTGAACTTGCAGAAAACGGAGTAACCGATGTTCACGTTGCGGCTAAGAAATTACCGCCAGGAACTATTGACGCACCGTCTAACCAAGTAGTGGTTCAAGTGAACTACGAGAATTTGCGCGACAAGGTTTTACGTAATGCAAACCTGATGCTTGAAGTTTATTCTGAAACTTTGGCGGGCGCAAATGAACTTGCTCAACTTGTTATCGCAATAACTCCTTCGGTGGTTGGAAGCGAAATCAAGTTTTGCGAGGTTTCGTTTGGACCGACAAGACTGCCGGAAGAAACAAACAGTGAAAAGCGCGGTATCGCGTTCGACATGGTAATCAAGGGAACCGACCTCTAATAAGGAGAAAAAAATGGCAACTGTTGCCGACAACGTGCGAGTAGGAACAACTGGAGCAATCTATGTTGGAGAAACTACTGCCACCGCCCCGACGAGCGCATCGTCTACGCTGACCGGATTCACCGAACTCGGTTATGTTCACGCTGATGGTGTCACGGAAACTCGTGACCGTTCAACTAACCAGATTCGTGCTTGGCAGAACTCGGACCTCGTGCGCGAGGTTGTTACCGAGGCTACCGCAACGTTCCAGGCAACTTTGCTTGAAACTTCAGCCGCGACTCTTGCCGCTTACTACGGAACAACGGTTGACGATACCGATGGTTCAATCGAGGTCAACCCTGCAGGAACCGGCGGACGCAAGTCGTTCGTCATCGACCTGGTTGACGGCGCGGACATGATTCGCACGTACGTTCCTGCTGGAGAAATTCTTGCAGTTGGCGAACAGGTTTACCAGAACGGAGAACCCGTTGGTTACGATGTAACCATTACCGCTTACGTTTCAGCAGACGGTTACTCGTTCAAGAAGTTCTATTCGGCTCTCGTCGATTAGCAAACTGCCGGAGGCGGTATTGAGCGGTCATGCTGCCTCCGGTACTTTTTACAAACAGACCGCTTGAACAGGAGACCGCTATGTACAAATTCAATATCAATGGCAAGGATTTCGAAATTCCGGCTTTGGCAGATATTCCTGCTGGAGCATTCCGCAAAGCTCGTGGCGCGGAAAACGAAATGGACAAAGCATTTGTTATTCTTGAAGAAACGCTTGGTCAAGACTCGGAAGAGTTGGCCGCGGTTGATTCTCTTTCAATTACCGAGCTTGTAAAATGGCTTGAAGGTTGGACTAATGGCGTGAGCCTGGGGGAATCTCAAAGCTCCGGGACCTAATCTCGGAGCATGAGCATGAAATCGCTTATGATTTCAGGCAAAGATTCAACGTTTCATATCTTGAAATTGGTCGCTCAATTTCTTGGCGCGAAGCCGCGCTACTAGTCAGCGTTTTGTTGCGCGACCCGTCTTCATGGACTCAAGCAGCAAAAAATCGATGGACTTACCCGGTTTCACGCGAATGGATTGTTGGAGCTCATACTTACGATTTGCTCGCAAGAGTGAATTCAAAAAATAAACCTAAAGCATACCCAAATCCGTTCCCGGATAAGGAAACCGTTAGAGTCGGTAAAACTAATTTGTCAAACGAGGAAGTCAAGAAAATTCTTGCTCGTATGAATCCACAGGAGGAATAATGGCTGAAAGAGCATTAGCAACAGCATTCGTAAACATTGTTCCTGGCACGAAAGACCTTGAAGCTTACCTGAAAGGAAAGCTCGGCACGCAAGTTGGTGCCGCGGGAGTTGGAGCGGGCGGCGCGATGGCTGCTGGTACCGCTTCAGGTTTTGGCGCAAAAATCAAAGGCGCGTTTGGCCCGGTTCTCGCTTCGATGGGAGCGGCGTTCACGGTTGTTGGTGTCGTCAACTTTGCCAAGGACATGTATCAGTCAGCGGTCGCTGGTCAAAAAGTAGACGCGGTTCTTGCACAAGTTACAAACTCGATGGGTTTGTTCGGCGAAGAACAAGGCAAAGTCGTTTCGCGTTTGCAAGACTACGCAACAGAAATGATGAAGCGCACCGGTATCGACGACGACGTTATCAAGAGTACTCAAGCTCAATTGATGTCGTTCAAGGACTTGGCCGCAACGGCTGACGAAGCCGGAGGAATGTTTGACCGCGCAACAAGTATTGCCGCCGACATGGCAGCGGTGTTTGGTGGAGACGCTTCTGGTAACGCGGTAAAACTTGGTAAAGCGTTGAACGACCCGGTTGGTGGAATTAGCGCACTTTCTCGAGTTGGTGTTCAGTTTACCGAAGACCAAAAAGCCATGATTACTGGAATGGTTGAAGCTGGCGATGTTGCTGGCGCCCAGGAAATTATCATGAAAGAGCTTGAGACTCAAGTTGGTGGAACCGCTGAAGCGTCAGCGACTGCCGGAGAGAAAATGGCTGCGCGATGGGACGACGCGGTTCAAAGTCTTGGTACCACATTGATGCCAGTTTTTGACGCAGTCACCAATTACATTGCAGATAACCTTGTTCCAGCTTTTGAAACCGCCGCTGATAACGTAAAACTTTTCCTCGGATGGTTTGGCGATAATCAAGCATGGTTGATTCCGGTTATTTCCGGTGTTGCGGGGGCTCTTGCCGGACTTGCTATTTACACGACCGCGGTTGGTGTTGCTGCTACTATTGCCGCGGCTGGTGGTTTGCCTGCAATCATCGCGGCAACTTGGGCTTGGACGGTAGCGCTTCTTGCAAACCCGGTTACGTGGATTATTCTTGGAATTGGTCTTTTAGTCGCCGCGCTTGTTTTTCTAGCCATGAACTGGAAGCAAGTTACAAAATGGGTTTCAGATGCTTGGGGACAATTCACCAAGTGGCTTTCCGATTCTTTGAATGGTATTGCTAAAGGATGGAATTCTTTCTGGACGGGTATCGGCAAGTTTGTGTCGACTATTTGGACCAACATTGTGAAATCAGTTCAAGGTGCTTGGGGAACAATAGTCTCGTGGTTCGGCGGGGCATTCGCGAGCTTTGGCAAGTTTTTTGATGGCTTCTGGAAAGGTCTCGTCGACGGCGTCGGTAAAGTTTTTGCTGGAATCGTCAACTTTGTAAAAGCTCCAATGAACGCAATTCTTGACGCAATAAACTCGGCAATCAAAATCATCAACAACATGAAAATCAAAGTACCTGACTGGGTACCTGGAATTGGTGGACAGACTTGGGGATTCAATATACCAACGATTCCGCGTCTCGCTGATGGTGGTTTTGTAACTGGACCGACTATGGCTCTCATTGGTGAAGCTGGTCCTGAAGTCGTTACTCCGTTGAAAGACTTTGAGCGCATGATGGGAATGACTGGCGGAAACGGAAACACGATTGTTTACAATGCAGCACCGAATACAAGTCTTGATTCTGAAATGGAACTTCTCAAAGCGATGAGACGAGCAAAGTTGGTGGCCGGATGGTAACAGTAAACTATTCACTAGTTGGAGCAAATGCCGACACAATCGTTTTTGACGATGAAAGCTTTGTGCTGAACCCTGGAATGTCAGGTTTTGGAATACCAAATACTTCTGTGCGAATCGCTCAGTCAGCTGGCGACGGCGGTGTTTGGCGACACAGCAAACGCGATATTCGTGAAGTAGATATTCCGGTTACAATTTTTGGAAGCGACCGAAACGAGGTTCAAGAAAAACTTCGTAGACTCGCAAAGATTACTCAAGACAAAACTGGACCGACTCAGCTAATCGCAACGTACTCGGATTCGAAACAACTCAAACTTGAAATGCATTATGTTGCAGGTGGAGAGTCGAAATGGGGTGGAGACGATTCTGGCGTAACTTGGTGTCGATGGGTTTTATCGTTCCGCGCTCCGCAACCTTACTGGGTTTCAACATCGACCGAATCTTTTTCGATTAGGTCTGGTAATACTGGCCGCGGCTTGTTGCCTCAATTGTCAAAACTAAAAGTCTCATCCTCTAGTTCTCTTGGTATCGTAACCGTTTCGTCGTCGGCAGATGTTGAAGCGTATCCTGTTTGGACGATAACAGGTCCAGTCAGTGACTTCACGGTTTCAAATGGAACACAATCATTTTCTATTCCTGGGGTTATTGCTTCTGGACAAACGATTTATGTGAATACTCAAACAGGTGAAGTTACGGATAACTCTGGCGCTAACTTGTATTCGCGTCTTGGAAGCGCGCCGAAATTATTTCCGATTCAACCTGGCACGACTACAATTGAAGTTAGCGGTCTTTCGACTGATAACGATACTAGAATAGTTTGCGATTACGCTCTCAGGTATGAGGTTGTTCACTGATGTTGATTACTGATTTGACTGTTGAAATTAGAAACAACGACTATGAGCGCGTTGCACAAATCCCGGTAACTGAACTTGTTGGCGCAACATTTGTAAGCCAATACAATAACGTTGGTTCTTGGTCTGTGGAAATACCGAACGGTTACACGACTGCAGAGTTGTTGAGAACTCCAGGTTACGGACTAATTGTCACTGGACCTTCTGGCGTGATTATTTCTGGACCAACCGTTCACGCAAGTCTCGAGCAAGAAACAAGCGACGTAAAAGGAACTTGGGTAATTTCTGGCGTTGACGACTCTGTGCTTTTAGCCGACCGCCTCGCGTATCCAACTCCATCAACGTCTAACGTGACTTTGCAAACTCAAGCTTACGATACTCAAAGCGGTCCAGCTGAAACCGTAATCAAAGGTTATGTAACGCGAAACATTTCTGCATCGGCTGGAACTTCTCGAGCAATTAGTGAATTGACCGTCGAGTCAGACCTGGCTCGCGGCGCGGTTGTGACTTCCGCTGCTCGTTTTGATAATCTTCAAGAACTTTGTTTCACTCTCGCCGATACTGGGGAAATTGGTTACACGATTGAGCAGGAGGGAAACGCTTTACAGTTCAAAGTTTACGAACCAATCGACCGAACTTCAACAGTCCGAATGGATATAACTAATAACAAAGTTGAAAAAACTCAATACCAGTACGCGAATCCGCAAGCAACTCGAGTTGTAGTTGGAGGTTCTGGAGAAGACAAGGAACGACTTTTTTACGAAGGAACGACAACTGGTTCTATAGAAGCCGAAGCATTATGGAATCGCCGCGTCGAAGTTTTCATTGACGACCGTGGTTCTGAAACAGAAGAACAGTTCTTGCAAAAATCAGATGAATATCTTGTCGCGAACGGCTCGACAGGTATTAGTGTAGCGGTAACTCCGACCGACGATGTAAACATGCGGTACGGTTATGATTGGGGTCTTGGAGACAAAGTCACGGTTGTTGTTGATGACGTTGAGGCTTCATCGGTTGTCACGGCGGTTGGTATAAAAATCAGTGATGATGGTATACGTATTGGCGCGACTTTAGGTCAACCAATTTCTTTGGATTTTGAATCGAAGGTTATTGGCAAAGTTTCAAATCACGAAAATCGTATTTCGCACATTGAACGTAATACCACTGGTTTTGGTGTTGACACGGTTTATCAACCTGGTGGTGGTTCAACCGGAACTATGCCTGTTTTTCCGTCTTCAGCATTTGAGGCTTCCTACACGAGATTTGGTAACATGATTCATTTCTCGATTTTTGTTGACTTTACTGGGATAACTTCTTTCGGAACCGGTCAATACTATTTGACGCTTCCGTATAACGTTGCGCATAGTTATGACCTTCGAGATGGTTGCTTGCACGATGTTTCAGCTAGTACTCAGTATCATATTTCCGGCCACATTCTAGCCGGCTCTAACACTATGTATTTATCGGCAAGTGATAAAGTAGCCAGTGGGATTCAAGACGTTGCTTTTACTTCCACCGTACCGGTTACGCTAACCACTGCCGACCGGTTTCACATCGCCGGAACAGTCCAAATCCAATAACAACAGGAGACACCAAAATGGCTCAATCTTCATTCCCGTTTGAAAGCGTGGACACGTCGGAAACTCAGTTTTCGCAAATGTTCCGTAATTTTGCCGACGGGGTAAATGGTTCACCTTCAGGAACAGAACTCAAAGTTACCGCTGGCGGTGGAATGGTCTCGTCCGTTGCTTTAGGTCAAGCAATAGTTCGAGGTCACTACTATATTTCGACGGCAGCGGAATCGCTCACGCATTCAGCGGCTAACGCAACGAACCCGAGAATCGATTCTGTAGTACTTACTCTTGACCCTGTCGCCAACTCAATCGTTCTTGCAATTGTTGCAGGTACTGCAGCATCCTCTCCTGTAGCCCCAGCGTTGACACAAACCGACGCCGGAACGTACCAGTATAAGATTGCGGATGTTGCAATAGCGGCTGCAGCAACGTCTCTTGGAACTATCACCGACCAGCGCACGTTCATGGGTTCGCGCTTCGGGGTTTGGTCTACAAGCGGTCGACCATCTTCTCCGGTTGTCGGTCGCGCAGGATACAACACAACGCTAAGCAAACCAGAATTCTGGAATGGTTCGGCTTGGACTGATTTCTCCGCCGCGCCGACTTCTATTTCGTCGGC